CTCGGTACATCCACGTCTACAGAGGCACGTGAATATTTCAAGAAGATTAAAGACCTTACCGTTCAATTTGATACGGATGATTCAATGGACGAGTCTATAATTCTTGCATTTGATAAGACGAAATCAGATTTACGTAAAACGTGGTTACTTGAAAGTACAGAAAAGAAGGCGTCTGAACTCGAAGTACCGTATGGAAACGTTGAGCGTCTCGGTATTTCCGACTTTATTCATAAAGATCTCGTAAATTTTAGTCTTGCTGATTTGAAAAGGTCTATTGCACACGTTTCAGATGGTTTAAAACCGTCTCAACGAAAAGTGTTATACGCGTGTTTCACAAAGAATCTTACGTCCGAAATGAAGGTTGCGCAATTAGCCGCATACGTTTCGGAAAAAACATCGTATCACCACGGTGAAGTCTCTTTGGCAGATACAATTGTAAAATTAGCACATAATTTTACGGGGTCGAATAATATTAATTTACTCGAACCATGTGGTCAATTTGGTACACGTCTCATGGGTGGTAAAGACGCGAGTCAAACCAGGTATATATTTACAAAATTGACTAAAAATGCGAGAATACTTTTTGATCCCAAAGATGATCCAGTATTAAACTATCTCGACGACGACGGTAAACAAATCGAACCCGACTATTATGTTCCTATATTACCGACCGTTTTGGTAAATGGAACTGAAGGTATTGGTACTGGGTTCAGTTCATATATACCACCGTTTAATCCTTCGGATATTAAACACAATATTGAACGTGTAATTAATGGTGAAAACATAGTACCAATGAAACCGTGGTTTGATAAATTCACGGGTCGTGTGTTCAGTAATGAAGATGATTTATGGATAACAGAAGGTGTATGGAAATCTTCGGGTAAAAATATAATAGTGACTGAACTTCCACCGGGGCGTTGGACGCAAGACTACAAAGAGTATCTCGATACTCTTATCGAAAAGAAAAAAATTACGAATTACGTGAATAACAGTACGACTGACGATGTTAATTTTAGTATCGAAGGATACGCGGGTAACGATATCATAAAAGATTTTAAACTTCGTAAGACATTTCATGTATCAAATATGCACTTATTTCATCCAACAAAGGGTATTCATAAATACGAAAGTCCAGAAGAAATTCTCACCGATTTTGTTAAAATACGATCAGAAACATATAAAAAAAGGAAAGCACATCTTATACGTGTCTTAAAAGAAAAATCTAAAAAACTTGAAAATATGTCGAAATTTATTGATATGGTTATTCACGAAAAAATTATTGTTTTCAAACGTAAACGTTCGGATCTCGAACACGAAATGGGGAAAATATTTGATAAAATAGATAATTCATATGAATATCTCTTGAATATTAAAACGTATCCGTACACAAGCGAAGCTGTACGAAACGTCAGGGAAGAAACAACAAAATCAAGAATAGAGCTTGATACATTACAATAAATGTCTCATATCGATATGTGGAAAAGGGATTTAAAAATATATAAACAATAAGTAGTAAGTATGTGTGATACATCTGGACCAAATACAGGTTCTATACTATCACTTAATGCAATTGGTAAACAAGATACGTATCTTTTGGAAGATGATCCTATTCATTCATTCTTTAAGTATGAACATAAACAACACGCTAATTTTACAAAGTTTCATAAAAGTCTAAACGTAAATAAACCAAGTAATTCTTCGACGTCTTGGCCTTTTGGTGAAACCATAAAAGTTACGTATAATCCACGAAACATGGGAGATCTTTTAGCAAATATGTACGTAACATTTGAATTGCCAGCTTTAACAGGTTCTGATAGTTATTATGCGGATCAAATTGGGAGACATATTTTTAAATCCGTAACCATGCGTGTCGATGAAACGGTTGTTGAAAAGTTCCATGGTGATTGGGGTATAATATACGATGAACTGTACCTCGATGAATCCGAAAAAAGAACGAAAAGGTATACATTAAATAGAAATAATGCAGAAGATACATCTTTATTATCCGGTAATCAGATATTAGCACGAAACAAATCACGTGTTTATATTCCTATACCTTTACTCTTTTCGCGTAAATACGAAAGTGATGAATACGAAACAAACACACCAAATCGCCCTTACTTTCCAACGTGTGCCATACACAAACAAAAGCTCCAGTTTGAATTTGAATTTCATAAACAATCTTTTTTTACAAATGCAGTGGATAATCTTACTGTAAATAGTTTTGATATAGTCACTGAAGAAATAACACTCGAACCAATTGAACGTACTTATATAACAAATAAGAGACATGTTCTCGTTACCGATATTGTTAAAAAACACCCCACTTTGGACATACCAGTGGGTGTACAAAACGCAAAACTTGAACTTGTTCCAAAAACGCCAGTAAAAACACTTAATTGGTTTTTCAGACAAACCGCGTTTGAGAACGAAAATACATATGAAGGTGGTACAACTTTACTTGCAAACGTATTCGCGAATAGGTATAATTTCTCTTCAAATGTAGAGTATTCTATTACTAATGAATTTTATAATCCATCCATGTCAAGTGCTAAAATATTTGTAAATGGTGAAGATATACCAAATATTCAAGATAGTGATCATAAATATTTTAAATACGTTGTTCCATTTTCAAGTCGTTTATCGCGACCGTTACGAAACATTTATACGTATGCATTCTCGATGAATCCAATTAATGTAGAACCATCGGGAATGTTGGATTTTAGTCAGTTACAATCTAACCGAACGGTTTTAGATGTTACTATGAAAGAAGGTCTTACGAGTGATTACACGCTACATTTATATTATGTAGGGTACCAAACATTCATTTTTGAAAATGGTATCATGACACTTGTTTAGAAAAAAGAGCGTTTTTATGATCATGAATATACTCAATTATATTATTTTTTATACACCATCTTATGAAATTCAGCTGTGCAACAGTCGTATGTATTTCATTGGATGTACCTGGAACAGTGTACGATATTTTAGACGAACGACAAAATGGATCGAACAATTTTTTACTGTACCCATCTAAACTTGATTTATATGCACAGTGTACACTAAATATTTTACCGTCGGTTGTCTTATATGATAAATTGTTTTTCTTTGAATAATTTGTAATAAACCATTCAAGGTTCCGTAGAGAAATACCACCAGTTTTATTTAGAATTTCTAAAAGTGTAGCTCTATTCTCGGGGTTATTATAAAATGTATCGATCGATGTTAGTAGAATAGCTGATTTATTCATTATTACATTATTCCACGCAATTCTCTAAATCCCTTTCTTGATACTTCACATGCAGGGCAACCCGGTTTAAATATACATTCTGATAAACTATGTGTATGTCGTATACCATCACTGTTTTTAGGACTCATTTCGATAGGTCCCATAAGTTGTGGTTGATCTATATGACTTCCACACATTCCATTATCTTTGGACCTTGCAAGACATGGTGTACCATCCTTTTTGAAACCTTTACAAAATTTAAATGAATCTGGGATAAACTGACATAATAATTTTGAATTCATATATAATTCTTTGGAAAGTATCATACACATTTCTACACGTGCTACATGACGTTCTTCATCAAGACGTTTATTTATAATAGGTAATAGATCATCTACAAGTTCGTGTTTCTTTTGTTTTCGAGATACCATTACTATATATATCACGTTATTTTTTAAGCTTTTTGAACATATCACTTATTTTCTGCTGCCCTTCAGTTTCAGCCTCTACTTTTTTATTTGGACGTCGTTTCGGTTTCACACGTGTTAGAAGTTCTCCAAATATCTCTTCTTTCGGATCTTCGAAGAGTGGTTCAATTAAATCACACACGGGGTTTAGAAATTTGTTTATAAAATAATAATTATAATCAACTTTTAAATTATTATCTTTTGCGTATTTTGGATCTTCCGACTTTTCAAACGCCTTTGCTTTAGGATCACCCGTATCGAGAAGAATATAAGGTACGCGATCACCCGATTGTGGTTCAGAACCCGGTTGTCTTTCACGCATTTTTCTTACAACTTGAACATGAGCTTGATTAATATCCTTAATATCGG